TGATTAAATCCTTTAAAGAAAACTCGGTTAGCCTGAATAGCGTTAATAGCAATGTTAATAATATCAATAGCATCGCCTGGTGGCTTACCAAAATATCTGGCGGGATCTGCAAGACATAAAAGCAAATGCACCATATATGCACAAGCAATAGTAGATGTATAGTCTTTTCCAGAACCCTTACCTAGTTGTAAAATAACTTCATTACATGTTTGCTTCCAAATCTTCTCGCCTTCAACTTCACCATATATATTGTGTAATGTTTCACGCTTGTAGATTTGAGTGGATGCTTTAATCATTGTATATTGTAATTCAGACAATGGCGGAAGGCCCAAATACTTTTTATCTGTTACAAATTGCTCCAAAGTTGCTGGAGTTTCATCAAATTCATCGCCTTGTAATGCATCTAAAAATACATTAAAATCAGTCACTTATTACAACTGCCTCTACTTGCCCAGTGACTTCTGACAATCTTCTTGATACTTCCCACTTGCAATGTTCACAAGATGAAGTTACATCTCTAAGAATACTGATAAGGACTTCTTGCTTTCTTTCTGATTCTAGAATTTGATCAGCCATATCATTGTTCTCCAAGACTCCCGCCTTGTTTAACATATCAATTCTTTTAGCTTCAATATCAGCAATAAGTTTAAGGGATTGGGCTTTTACATTTAATGCATCTTGCATATCTGCTTGCTCTACTGTACGCCATGCTTCTTTAATAAGCATGTTGTAATGCTCATCCGCTCCCGCCAAAGCTTCTCTAGCACGAGCTTTTATGGCACTGTTATCTTGTACCAGTTCTTTCCAAGTCTGAATATGGCTATCAACTTGAACACGAGTCAAATCAAGTGTACGTGCAATTGCAGCAGGAGTGCCACCTTTCAGCAACTCCTCAACAACCTTGTTCATCTGGTCAAATTTGCCAGCTACTTCTAACTCGTTATCTGCCATTATCGGTTTTATAGAAACCTGATCCTTTGAACTGAATCCCCGCAGGGGTATAAACTCTTGTCATATTATAACCACAGCTTGGACATGGCGGGATTACTTCTGGATCAGAAAATGATCTAGTTATTTCCTCTGTTCTATCACACTCAATACAAGTGTAGTCATATTTTGGCATACTTAATTATACTCCTTCATACCCATTCTTGTCAATGGCAACTTTAAGTAAGATTAAATAACCAATCAAATCATCAATATCATTATCGCCAGCAAAGCCCTGATTATTTTTAATTCTATTAAGCTTGTCATCAATTCTAACTTTGATCTGCTCAATACTATCTGATTGTGCAAAGATTCTGTTTGGAGAAATGGCAGAATCTCCGTATGATATATTCTTATCAATAAGCATTCTTGCTACGTCCATACACTTATTTAAAATTCTATAGCCAGACGGTGCATTTACTGCATGAAGATATAAATCATCATAAACTTTAGACACTAAAGTTCCTCTCTATATAACATTTTAAGACCATTTACAGTACCAATATCTAGATACTTGCCCTTGGCGATTACCGCCTTTACATCTTTTCCTTCATTAACCCAGTCCATTATCTGAACGCCTGGATTTGGCAATTCTTCATCAATATAAACATTTTGTATTGACATTGCACCCCACATATAAGGATACTCACAATCTTTATCCTTGTCAAGAGCATCAATAACATTACCAAATTCATTAAACTTAATTTGACCTACCCGCCCCATTAAATCTTTGTGACAATCAAAAGCTGCCAAAGTGACATCTGCTTTTGATTCAGCTAACTGTCTATAGAATTCTCCATCGGATCCTGGCATGTAAGTATCAGGCATACCAATTATATATTTAGATTCTGGGTTTACCATCATCTTTAACAATGCATCAGACATTGTTGATGGCTCAATCTCATAAACAACAGCTTCGGGTGGAAGGTCCATTTGGTTTACAATTGGAAGCCATGTTTTTCTTGTAGATATTTTAACTATATCGCATACCTTTAGCATTTGTTCTACATGCCATTGTAGTATATTTTGATTATCAGTTAATGGTAAACAAAATTTTGGAATACCACCAAGTCTTGATGCACTACCAGAGGCTGGTAGTAAGCCTATCACAGCTGCCAATTTTGAGCCCGTCTACGATCAATATTCCATCCACCATTTACTACAAAGTTTTCTGCTTTTTTAACATTAAAATACATTTCATTATTTACAAATGTTTCATGATTTCTTCTAAGAAGATCTGGGTTGCTATTAATAGTTTGTGAAGGTCCCAAGGGTGCGTTTACTTCTATAGAACCATTGACATATCCATCTTTAATTGAAGAACGCATCATTCTTTCATAGTAATCATTATCTTCAAAGTAAATTGGGTAATAGTATTCATCAAATAATCCTACATTTCTTACAACATCTTCACCAATTGTAAATGCACTCCAGCCTTCCGTGGTCATAACAAGCTTGCCTTTATCACTAGCATTATGAAGTTGCTCAAGAGATCCTGGAATCCAATGTGTGTCTGCGGAGGAATACATCCAATATTCTTTAAATGGATAAAGCTTAATACCTAAATTCCATGAACCTGACATTCCTAAATTGGACGGGAGATTAAGAACTCTTACATTCAAATCTGCTCTCTTAGGAACATAATCTTCCTTACCATTATTTATAATTAGAATTTCTTCTATTGGATAATCAATTGTATTTAGATTTTCATCCAACAAATCATATCTATTTAATACTGGTATTATCAGTACAGGTATCACTACTTAGTCCACTTTCTAGGTTTCTTAATCAAATCAAATCTTTCTAACGCCCGCTGAATTGTCATATGAGAGCATTTAGCTTCCATAGCCATCTGAAGAACAGTTTTCTTTTCGGTAACATATCTTTTCATTACCCACTCTTTGCTCTCCCAAAGTTTTGTACTTTTAGCCATTATACCTCCTTAAACTTTATATTATTATAAATTTTTTCAACCCACAAATAAAAATTTTTTTCTGTCCTATCTGATTTAGATCTATTACAATATTTACAGCAAGGACGAAGATTTTCTTCAATATAACCAACTGAAGAATCTACCCTGTCTATCCCAGTATACATAAATTTTTCTTCCCATTTATTTTTTGCTTTTGGGTTTTTATAATTACTTTTAGAATCATCACCGCAATAAAAACAAGGAAGAGAAACTATACTAATAAAAAACTCATAAGATATTTTAAAATCTAAGCCTCTATCTTTTGCCTGTCTCTTATATCTCAAATATACAAGTCTTGAAGGGTTATTATCCCCATGGACTCTTTTCTGACCACCGCCTTCTTTTTTACAGCCAGATCTTCCACAAGAAGTTGTGCGACCATTTACAAGATATTCTGCTGGATGAGGCAGGGTTACAGCACCACAATCACACTGACAAACCCACCTAAAACCTAAAGATTTACCATCTTTTTTATATACACGCCTTTTTTCAATAACAGTAAGTTTATCAAATTTGTCTCCCACTGCAATATGATATTTAGTAATTCCCATATAAACCATTATATCATATATTATATATTGGAAACAGCGTAATAAGCAATACCAAATGCATCGGCAACATTGTCTGAATCAAGAGTTATATCGTATACGTCTTTAACCCACTGTATAGTCTTTTGCTTTCTTTTTTCTCTAATTCTATTCTTAACCCAATTATCAGATTTATCAGGAAATTCATCTTTAACGGCTTGTTTTTCTAATTTTGTAAAATTTTTATTATTTATTGCACTTTGCCAGGCAATCGGAGCAACCTCTTTTACTTCAATATTATCATCAAGTAATTCTGACATTATAGCACCGAATACGTATGCCATCTTTATCCCAGTTGCAACTGATCTTACAGAAATAGCAGCTTCTATAACAACAAAGTCAGTATCTAACTCTTTCTTAAAAGCTTTCACTTTACGTTTTGCGTCAAGTATTCTTTCATAGACATCAGAACCTTCAAATGTGATTTCTCCCCATTTAACAGGTTTCTTTTCAGACATTAAGCAAAAGGCGATGCTATTTGTGCTGGCATCT